CCGCGCGAGAGAACGAGCCCCCAATGATCTCGACCACGTCCACCGCGGCCGCACGGGAGCGGTCCAGACCCTCAAGCGTCCGGTCCACGCGCTCACGGAGAATGCCCATCGTGGCGTCGATCTGCTCCACGCGCGCGGCCCACGCCTCGACGACACGCGGGTCGAACACCGTCGGCATTACCTGGGCGAGCTGGATCGCCGTCTCTAGGCGCTCTCTCTCGGCCTGTAGTAGCGACTCCTCCACCCGAAGCTGCTGCTCCATCGCGTCGCGCACCGCAGCCATTGCCGCGCGCTGCTCTTCGGGACCCATCGTTTGCGCGCGTTCGAGGAGCGAGCGGGCGCGCTCGACATCCGCTGCCGCGAGCTCGCGTGTAGTCTCTGCCCGGATCCGGTCGGCCTGCGAGAGGACATCGGTGACCTGCTCCCATTGGACTCGCAGGTCCTCTGCGGCCTTCGCCGCATCGGCCGATCGGACGCGGATGCCAGCAAGCGCGTCCGCAAAACGGCTCGTGTCTTGTGCCGCCTCCGCTGCTGCCGCACCGGTGCGTTGGATGCTCGCCGCCACGGCTTCGGGGATTGGCGACATGGGCTCCGCGGGTGTGAATGGCGGCGGCTCTGGCCGAGGTGGCAGAGGCTGCACGCCCGCGCCAAGGGCAAACCGAGCAGCTCCCGCCGAGAATCCTAGGCCGGTCACTGCGCCCACGGCTGCGCCCGCTGGGCCACCGATTACGCCGCCCAGAAGAGCACCGCCCAGCGTGCCGGTGCCGATCATAGCCAACACGCCGAATGCCGGACTGGACAGGACTGCACTGATTCGTTCGACGGCGACGACCACCTTGGCCAGAGCCCCAGCCAGGCCCTCCGCCGCAGCGACTGCGCGCTCCAACCCGGCCACGATGCTCTGCGGATCCTGCGCAATCTGGCTAGCCACACCGCGCACGACGTCCGCGACCCGCCCGAGCGTGCGCGCAAGCACTTCGTCAATGCGCCCACGCTCGCCGGTCACCGCCTGCGAGATGGCATCCGCCAGGCCAAAAAAGGCGTCGCGGATCTGTGCGAGCGCGCCCGTGACCGCCGAGGATCGCGTGACGATGGCCCCGACCTGCTCCAGTGCCTCGGCGATCGCGCCGCGCACCTGCGCCATTCTGCCGCCGAACGTGGACGCCTCGGCCTCGGCCTGCCCCATTGTGCGCCGCCAGGCATCGATCACGAGCGACCACTTCTCCTGGGCACTCGCCCCCTCGTCGGCACGGAGTCTGAGCGTCCGGAGTAGCCCATCGAGCCGGCCACCCAGAGCACCGCCCACGAGCTCGGCCATCGCGTCGATCGACATGTCGTAGGCCGATGCCAAGTCCAACACCAGGCGCGTGAGCGGCTCGATCTGCTGTCTCTGCGCCCCGAACTGGATCAGGAGCCGCTGGACGTTGTTCACGGCCTCGTCGCCGTGGATCGTTAGCCTTTGATACGCCGCTGCCTGCTCCTGGAGCTCACGCAAGTAGTCGGCGCTCGCCTGGCCCGTCGCGCGCAACGTCGCAGCGAGTCTCGCCGTAGCTCGGTCCTGCTCGTCGGCCGCGGCGATCGTGGCCCGAAGTGCGCTCGTCACCACACCAGAGACACGCCCGAGTAGCTCCCATGCTTGGTTCGCAACGATCACGCCGCGCGCCAAGCGGCTGAACGATCCCTCGGCGGAGCTAGTCGTGCCAGACAGCCGCTCGATAGCCTGGCGCGTGCTCTCGACGACACGCACCGCGCCGTCGTCTTCGACCCGGAGCCGAATTGAAATGTCAGAGATCGGCGGCATCGTCGTCTCCGTCGAGCAGGGCCAATTCCCTCACCGAGTACACTCGGCCCGAACTACGCACGCCGGCCAGTGCGTGCATGAGCTCGATCACATCGGCATGCGAGTAGACCCTGTCGAGCACGATCACAGGCCGGGTCATGGCGCGGAGCTCAGCTAGTAGTGCCCCAGTCTGCACCCGCCAGTACTCGCGCGTGATGCCCGCATCGTCGCGCCATGCCTTACCACGCAGGCATCGCGATGCGAGCTCAGCAAGTGCCCACGCCTCTGCCGGATAACGCTCCCGCCAGCACCCGCCCTCGCAGGCCTCGTGCGCGCCGCACTCGTCACACGATGTTGGCAGAAGCTGCGACCGATGTGCCGCTAGGAGCCTGCAGGCGAGCCCTGGGAGCCGAACTTTTTTTTCTCCCACTCCTCCCGGAGCTCTTCGAGCGCCCGCACCACCGCATCCTGCGCGGACGGCACGGCCAGCAGGAGCTCGATGAGCTGGTCCTGCCACGTGGGCGGCACATCGTCGAGGTCCGCTAGGTCCCTGAGCACCTGCGGATCGTGCCCGGCGAAGCCCACCACCACAGGCGGTGTAGCAATGTCCCGATCCGGCACGCCGGACACGAGCGCCTGGATATAGGCCCGCAGAATGTCGCCCTGTCGCGCGCGTACGCGGTCGAGATACATCGCGATCCGACGCCCGGCGTGCACCGTAATGCGCCGCACCGTGACACGCCACCCGGCACATGGCGGTGGCAATTCGACGGCGCGCGTCTCCTGGGCCTCCAGTTTCTCGTACCGCATCGCGGTTACTGGGCGTCGACGCGCACCCAGACGGGCGAGATCCCCTCGTCGGACACGCACCGGACGCAGTCGTACGCATCACCATGCACGACCTCGGCCACCCGGTAGTAGAGCTCGCCGTCCGGGTCATAGTCCACCCCACCGCCTGGCAGGCTGCGGAACCGCACAATGTCACCGACTTGCATGGCTCACCCCTTCACGGCTTTCGTGGCCTGGTCAACAATCTCTCGCACGCCGATGGCTGCGAGACCGGTGAGCGCCGCACCCGTAGTGGTGTCGGCCTGGCCACTCAGCGCCGCACCGAGCGCGCCGAATAGCGTGGCCAGGATCGGGACCAACGGCTTTGGCAGTACCGGAATCACCCGCCTCACCAGAGACGTAATGATTGCCGCTCCAGCAGGGATCGCGATCCGAAGGATGTCATCCATAGGGCACCTCCTATTCGACCCAAATGGCGTACTCCGACTCAATGCCGCCAGTACAGCGGCCCTGAATCGTCTGCATGATGATGTTCTCGCGTTCGCTGTACTCGATCGAGATCGCCATGCGAGGGAAGTGGAAGATCCACTTGTTCCCGGTCGCACTGCCGACATCGATCCGCATGCAGAATTTCGTGCCGGCGAACATCTCACTCAGCATTGTCGCATCCGGAACCGCGCGTCCAGGTGCGAGCGTGTCGCGATCAACGGCCATTGTCGCGCGCACCACAGGATTGCGACCCGTGATAATCGGACGCAGCGCGCCCTGCGAGACGGTCGCGTCATTGATCACCTGGCGCTCGTTCCCCGCGTCGAAGCTAAATTCTCGGAGTACGATGGTTTGGCCGCCGGACGTGGCGCCGTCGAACGAGCCGCCACCGGCCTGGCCGTCACCAGTGAGAGACCCGAATCCGGTCGAATCGTATGCGATCGTGAACTGCGTGGTCGTCGGCGCGCCCGTGACGACGTGGCATCCGTTAACGACCTGCCACGCGCCCGTAAGCCCCGTGATCGCAACGAGCTGGCCCGCGGAGAGACCGTGATTGGCGTCCGTGGTGAACGTTGTCGTGGTGCCGGCCGTCGCGGATGTGAGCCGCACCGGTGTCGTAATGCGAGCAATCCGGAGCGTGACGTTGCGAAATGCGACCGGACGGATAATGCCACCGGTGTAGCCGGTGAAGCTGCCCTCGTCCTGCGTGTCCCATACGCCCGCGCCGTCGAACGTTCCCTCAAGGAATCCCTCGGGCCGGCCCGAGATCGTGAGCGACCCAACCACGTCGCGCGCGTAGATGCGTGCCTTTCCGTTCTTGCATCCTACCGTGACCGGATGGCAGCGCCCTGGCGTCGTGGCGCCATCGATCAGCTCCGTGGGAGTCGCAGGGCGATAGATGATGCGCGCCGTCTGCGTGTGCCGCGCCATGCCAGCAGCAATGAGCATCGCATCGATTGCCGCAGCACCGTTGCCGGTCACGGACCCCGCAGTGCCGCTGCCGAACACCGGGAACCGAGCGCGCACATCCGCGAGTTGCGGGCCCACAACCGCATCGATCGGAGACAGCGAGCCGCGGATTACGCTGATCGGGATCAGCTGCGGCCGCGGCTGAATGACTACCGGCTCCAAGAGCGGGAGATCGTCGGTGCCGCCGGTCCCGTAGGCCGGTGCACCTGGATTGGTCTGTAGTTTTGCGACCGCCTGAACAGATTGGCTGATTGTGACCTGCTTGGCCATGATTACACCTCCGTCCTAATCACGCCCTCGACGCTCAGCATGTCGCGGTGGTACAGGATGCGGTACTCTCGCAGCACGAGATACCCGCCGTTATCCGCGCGGAGCACCCGCGCCATGAGCGGCGTTGCGCCATACTCTCCGAGGACGCCCATGATCTCCGCGTCGAGGGCAGCTAGCTGCGTGTGGTAGTCGAGCTCCGACCAGGGCCCGCGCGGCATCCACTCGATGTCGATGTTCGCCGCGATCACCGCAGACCGCCCCGCCTGCGGCTCGTATTCCACTTGATCCATCCAGACGATGCAGTCGCCAGGACTCAGTGCGGCCTCGTCGCGGTCGAACTGCACCCGTGCCGCGATACGAGCGGCCACTACAGCGTCGGCTGCATCACGCAGGATGTCATGCTCCACCGTAGACACGGGCTGCCTCCTCCGACACGCGTGACACGAGCTCGGGCGCGATCTTGCGCAGCGCGGGTCGCGCCGGGACCGTTACCGAGCGCACGAGCCGATACAGCGGCACGATCGTCTTACCGCGCCGCTGAAAGATGATCCCCTTGCGCACGAACGTGTTGCGGTACGCCCGCGGTGGCCGCCGCTCCACACCGGCAGCGGTGAGCGCTGCTGGTAGCGGGATCGCCAGATGCTGGCCGCGCCGCGGTCGGATCACCGTCTCGTCGACGGCCCGGCCCTGGGCATCGATGCCCTCGTGCACGCCAGCGTACACCAGAGCCGCGCTCCCTGCCTCGACACCGATACTCAAGCCAATCGGGCGCCGCTCGACCTGGTAGCCGTATGAGCCCATGAGTCGTCCGGTCCGTACGGCCGTCCGCTCCGCCGTGGTGCCGCCACGCCGGTATCGGAGCACGATGTCCTGCACTGCGCGCCGGCCCTCGCGCTCGAGCGCACGCGCCATGCGCTCACGCCGCTCGGCGCCGTAGCCGGTCATCCACCTGAGCGTGTCGGCGATACCGCGCGCGGAGATCGAGAGCCTCATATGCCCCTCCCGAGCTGCTGGCGGAGCACGTCCGGCGGCGGCCCGAACGCCTGCTCGCCCGCAGCTTCCCGCGTGCGGATCCACCGCGCTGCGGAGACGATCGCAGCACGGATCTCCTTGGGGACGCTCGCGACATCGGCCGCGATGCCCACACTGGCGGTGATACGATACCAGCCGGGTGGCCAGTACCCACCAGCGCGCGTCACGAGCCCCGCCTGCGCGTCGATGACGTATGTGGCGGCGTCGACGGTGTCCCATGTCTGGGCGTCGGTCGAGTACTCGACGGTGACCGAGCGCACGGGGCGCCCGGGCACGCGCAGCGTGTCGAACTCGCCCACGATGTACTGCGTCTGGACGCGCGACGTCGCCACGATGGTGCGACCAAGCATGCGCTCGACAAGCTCGGTCGCCTGCGCCGCTAGGCGATGCGCCCCGAGGGCATCTTCGAGGCGCATCCCCAGCGCCTGCGCTAGCTCTGCATCCGTGATCGCGGGCGTGATCATGTCGTGCCCCGATGTTACGCCATCTCCAATACTGCGACGGCTTCCGGCTCCATCAACTTGCCGCCCTTCCTCGACCAAATCGCGAAGCCCATGTGCGGCGCATAGCGTTCTCGCAGCGGGATCAAGAGCAGGTCGGATCGGTCTACGATGTAATATTGCGTGAGATCCCCGAACAGCATCGGCCGCTGCCCGGACGCAACCGCGGGAACGAACCCGCTGCGGAAAATCGGCCGATCGAAGAGTGTGAGCACATTCTGCCCCGGCATGAATATCGGCCGCTGCGCCGAGTCCTTGAACCGCAGCATCTGCGCCAGAGCGCTGCGGTGAATCAACCATACGCCTTGCTCCGCGTATTCTTCGCGGACTGCGGTGTAGAGATTCACCACATCGTCGTAGGTGATCTGCGTCGCCGAGCCGGCGGTGACGGTCGGTGTGCTCGAATCGGTGAACACGCCTTGCGGCTTTTGCGCGCCGTCACCCGTGATGAATGCCTTGTCCTCGGCGAGGGCCTCTTGCCGCGAGATGATGTCAGCCAACACGGCTTCCAGGTCCACCTCGGCGTCTTCGATCGTGGCGCGCGATGCGACTACGTGCCCGGGCTCCCAGGGCCACACGCGGATTTCCCTGCGTTGGAATTGCTGCTGTAGCGCGGTGCGCGCTGCGACCGGGTCGAGCCCCGCATTGCCCGGCCAGGTGTCCGTGATCTGCCCGGATACGTACTCGCCAGATGGTGCCACGTAGGGCTCCTGGTATACGTCGCGGCTCGTTCGCCGCACGGTGCATAGATCTCGCATGAGTGCGGTACGTCGTCGTGCGACACGCACCGTTGCCGCGAGTTGCGGCGGCACGAGCAAATCTTCGCCCGTCGCCGAAGGCGGCGCTGCAGTCCATCGCATTCGCCAGCCAACACCGCTGTCTCCGGCTGCGAGATACGCCTGCCGCTCTGCGGGCGTGAGCGCCGCCTCGCCCTGCGAGCACCATGCGCGGAACGCCTCGCCCCACGAGCGCACCGGCTCCTGTTGCTGCGCCACATGCGCACGCGCCGGAGTCGACGCCGTCAACGTCGCTGCAGGTTGTGGCTGCGTGAGCGCCTCGGCCTGCTGACGGCGCTCCTCGTATTGCTTGAGGCGCGCAGCCCGCTGCTGCGCGGCATCCATGACCTGATCGAGCTGCTCGACGGCGCGCTCGAACTGCTCGACTGCGTCGCTTGGCCATTGCTCTCCATAGCGCTGGTCGAGCTCGGCTCGCAGTGCGTCTACCATTGCGACCGCCTCAGCAAGTGTGTGCATAGTGACCTCCTCTGACCTTCGTGTGGCGCAAAAGCGCCAATGCCCGCCGCCTGGCGAGCGTCGTATCGGATGCCGATGCGCCTGCACCGGCGTCAGCTGCGATCTGTTCCGCGGCCTGCTGAATCTCCGCCGCGATTAGCTGCACCCGTGCCTGGGAATTCGCGCCCCACGGCACGAGCGAGATTTCCTGGAGCAACGCTTGCTCCACCACCCACGTGCCCATGACGTATTGGGCCGTGATCGGAGCAAAGCCAATCGATGCCTCGCCGATCACGCCTCGCGTTACGAGCTCGGATAGATCAGAGCCGTCACGCGTATCGGTGAGCGTGGCCTCGAAGTACAACCCGCGGTCATCTTGCCGGAGCACATCCGGGCGCGCAATCGCACGTGTCGCATCATGATACGCGAGCACCAGGATGCGGTCGCGGACTGCAGGGAGCGTAAGCGAGCTGGTGAACGCGTTAGGCAACAAAACAACCGGCCCCACCGCCTGGCCGTTTGCCCCGGCAGGCCAGAATGGCGTGTTCCACGTTGCGGCATAACCGCCGACTCGGGCCACGATAGATATCCTCGCGGCGCGATATTGCACGACAAACGCACGTTGTCAAGATTTGCCAGTGACGACTGTACGACAGCGGCAGTTGGGGTGCGCGGGCGGCTCTTCACTCCGCGCCCATTCGTCATCGAGGCCCTGCACCTCGCGGTCGCGCGGCTCGCAGATCGGGCACACGTGCTCGTCGTCGGCGGTGATCCACATGATCTGCGCATTGGGTCTCGCCTCGCGAAGCGTCTCGTGGCGCGAGATGTTCACTGCGCGTGCGGCCTCCGTGCGGGCAATCGTAAGTGCCCGCGAGTATGCCAGCGCCTGGGCGTAGTCTGCCTGCTCTGCGGGTGAGAGCGTCTCCGCCCTGCGTGCAAGTGCTGCCACCTGCCGCGGATGCAGCGGCACGATGCGTACGAGCCCATCGCGGAGCGCCTGCGGCGAGAGGCCCTGGTCGAGTGCGTCCACCACTGCCGACTGGATCTCCGTGCGTGTCTCGTCGTCGATTGCGGTCACGAGCTCCGCACCCCGCCGCTCAGCCCAATCGACGGCACGTTGGCTGGGAAGAGCAATTCCGCCACCCAAGTCCACCTGTAGCGAGCGGATGCCTAGCTTTGCGGCCTTGACGAGCTGCTGTTGTAAAGCCGCGATGCGCATGCGCGACACGCCAGCCCGTTCGAGCTCGCGTCTCAGCGCCTCGACGTCACGGGCGGCTAGAGCATCGTCGATGCGTTGCATGTCCACGCGCTGCGCGAGCACGCGGTCGTAGCTCCCTACGGCGCGCCGGATGGCCCGCTCGACGAGGTCGATCGTCTGCCCGACGTGCTCGCCCGCCATGTCATGCCACGGTGACGAGGCCCGCGAGTCCGACACCGGCGAGATCCCCGATGGTGAGCTCGATGCGATAGAACCACCGGCCTGCCGGAATCGTAGCAAGCGCCGCGCTTCCCCATTCCGCCTGCGGCGGGTCGGCGGATACCGTCGCCGATAGCGACGTCCCGGAACCGCCCACGCTCGCCGAGCAGATGAGCACGGCACTATCGATGGCGACGGTCTCGCCTGCGTCGTCTCGCACTGCGATCACGAGCGAGCCGGGGGCGCTGTGATGTACGACTAGGGCGCGCCACTCTGGCAGATCGCGCAGTGCCGACATCGGGATCTCGATCACTCCAGGACGTGCTCGCATGCCTCACCTCGTCGGGTATGTCACCCGGATCAGGATCTCCGCGGTCGGAGTGTTGCCCATCGTATCGACGGCCCGCACGCGGCAGTGGTACGTGTTGCCAAGCCGCGCGGCGCCAGGCAGCACTGCCACGGTCACCGTGTCGCTCGCGGCCACCGTAGGCCCGCCGGCGAGCATGCCCGACGGGTCCGCGTCCGGCCGCTTGGCATCGACCAGGCGGCACGACCATGTGGCGGACGTCACGGTGCGCGCCGGGTATACGACCCAGTATATGTCGCGCACGTCCGGCACGTGCTCGATCGTGGCATGGTAGTCGAGCGCCCATGCGGGCGCGGCGAGCAGCAGCATCAGCAGCACACGCATCATGGCTGCGCCTCCACTTGTGTCGGCTCCGTGAGCTCCGAGAGTCCGGACTTGAGCACGTCGCCGTCCGCGACGCGCGGAAGCCCCATCATTGAGCGCGCCTCATTGCGGGTGAGGAGTCCGGCATTCCAGCCCCGCTCCGCGAGCTGCCACTGCGTGGCGCGGTGCTCGTCGGCGCCGGCCAGCTCCGAGAAGTCCCAGATGAGTTCGACTTGCGACGGGTCGAGTCCGTAGAGCGGCGCCAACTGCGTCTCCAGCATCTGCCCGATGCGGCCGACGAACGGAATGATCACATCGTGCACGAGGTGCTGCCTCGCCTCACGATAGTTGGCATACGTCGCGCGCTTCAAGCCGATGACGGCGCTCACCATGATTGGCGGCACGCCAAGCACGGAGCAAATCCGAGCCTCGACGTGCGCGAGCAGATCCGCGACGTCGATCTCCTGCGGGGATACCCCGACCTCGCGCACATCGACGCGCGATTGCTGCAGCAGCGGGACGCCTGCCTGTCGGCCAGATGAGTCGCGCTTGAGGGCCGCTTCGACCCGCATGCGCACGGCCTCTGCTTCCTCGTCGTCGAGGTCGTCGCGCGTGGTAAGTACGATCTGGCGGAGCCCGCTCCGGGCCACGTCTCCGACGTAGCCCATGAGCGCACGATCGAGTGCGACCTCAGACGCGATCATCGTCCACCGTGCGCGCGGCACGAGCGGGTCGTCAGTGGCCGGCACGATCGCCCAGAGGAACGTGCCAGGCAGCATGACTTTTGGCCGCCCCGTCCCCGGCTCACCGTACTCGATAGCCTCAA